ACTGCAGCTAGTGATGCTGAGTTACCAGCTTGAATTGCTGATCTATTAGCAGCAAGTGCGAATGATCCAGCTAAACTTGCAGAAGCATTAGCACTTTGTGCTGCTACAGTCGCAATATTTGCTTGTTGGCGAGATGTGGCAGCTGCAATATTTGCTGCATTCAAATCATTTTGAAATGTTGTTCCTGATGTTATTATGTTACTCATAATCGTTCCTTATAATTATTATGGTCTTAGTAAGGGTGGTATGCCAGCCCTGCTTATCTTACTTCCTAATTTCTTAGCATTGTCTTGTATGCTATATGGGTTGATATCTACTGTTAATCCAGTTTTGTATCTTGGATCGTTTTTTTGTTTAGGACTAGGTATATAACCACTAGCTCCTTCTTCTAATCCAACCTTACTTAATTCGTCATAGTAATATGGATTTTCATTTAAATGATCCAGTGCTATTTCTTTTGCTAAAGATGGGTGATTTGTATGCTCCATCTCAACTTTTATTCCTTTTTTAAGTTGTTGGTATAAATCTTGCATTAATACGTGATGTTTACTTGCAAGTTTACGTAATGTTAGAGTTGGCTTATCCAATAAATTTTCTTCTTCTTCCGGCAAACTTAATTTTTCACTTTTCAATTGATTTATTTTATCATATAATTTTGTTAAAATGCCTTTACTACGTAATGCTTTATATGCCAAATTTTCAGGACCAAACTCACCATGCATGTCTAGTCCAGCTTGTCTATATTTTTTAACTGTTCGTAATAAATCGTTGATGCGTTTTTCATCTTCATTTTTAAGTGCCAGCTCTGCTAAACGTGCTAGTTTATTAAATTTTAATCTCGTTGCAGCCTGATCTAAATTGGCTCTATGCTTTTTTGGAAGTCTTAACCATTCATCGTTTAGTACGCTATATTCACCCAAACTTATATGAGGTTGATTACTGTCCTGTACGTAAAGTTCAACATCATATCCACCAATCTGTATGTCATGATTTTCGTTATAAATTGTTTTTTTAGCGTCAAATAACTCACGGTATATAACGTCATTGTTCATTTTACTAATATCAACCAAAACATGTAAATCTATGTCACTATGTTTTGTGTATGAATAAGCGGCATTAGAACCAGATAATGTAACATCTGACACTTCTAAATGGGGGATACCTAAGTAATCTACAAAATCTTCTGCTATTAAAATTAGTTGCTTCCTTACTTCAGGACGCATTTTATCTCCCAAAAAAATCACTGGATTTAGTTGGTCGTGAAAAAATACTGCGTCATGCAGTTTAAAATTAGCTAGTTCCTTAAGGTTCATACAGTATTTATCAAAAAAGGGCTATAACAGAGTTCTGCTATAGCCCTTGGTATTTAATGACAGTGTAATTTATGCTGTCTTTTTACTTTTCTTTGTAGTTTTAGGTTGACCAACGTCTACTGGAGCTGCTTGCTGAGCAGCTTGTTGTGCTGCTTGTGCCTGTTGCTCTTGCACATACATAGGTCCAATTGTGTTCAACAAGTGCTGTTGATTTTCCATACAGAACACGTATGCACCGCTGTGACGTAACAGAACACGCTTATCTACGTAAACCTTACCACCTAAATCACGCCAGTTTTCACAGAAAGTCCAGTCCTCACTATAGTAGCGATTCTGACGAACTGCTGTATCAAAGTAAGTTTTTAGATACTTATCATATTTTGGATCAAGTCCAATGTCGTTCTTGTACTGTTTAACTGCAGGATGAACATTTAATTTTTCAAATACATGCTTTTTCATCAACAAGAAACCAGTACCTGCTTTACTAACTTCCTGTAGTCCGTCTGGACCTTCTTCTGCACCCTCAAATCCATTGACTACCCACTTGATTGGCATAGTCTTCATGGGATAAAGTCCACCGATAACATCCTTGTCACGGTTCAACAATACTAGTAAATGCCATGGCTCCCAACCAATATCAGCATCAACAAAGAATAAGTGTGTTGATTCTGCTTGATCTAGGAATTTAGCAGTTAGTGTGTTACGTGCGCGGCTGATTAGGCTTTCATTGACCATTGTTTCTAATGTCCAATCGATTCCCAACTGTCGAGCAGTATTTGCCCATTTAATGAAACTCATAAATGTGGACTCTGTTAACATACCACCATAGCATGGCATAGCTATGTGTACACGGGTAGTTTTTAGAAAGTCTACATTAACCTGTACTTGATTTTGAGCGGGCGCTGCAGGAGCGTCTTGTTCTTGAATTTCTTGAATTGCTTCTTGTACCTGCTCTACAGGTATAGTAGCTTCTTCTTGTGTTTGTTTTTTCTTAGCCATTTTATCCTCATGAAAATGTACTATTATTTACATGAGGAATATCATTGTAAATTATTTTTCGTCGAGATAATCTTCATTTATAGGTTCGTCAGGAAAAATCTGTTTGTAAAGATCCGATAATTCTTCATCACTAGCTAAGCTAAGATCACTAACATCATAATCCGTCGCTTTTGCTAGTCTATGGATCATTGCCTTGCGCATACCATAATCCATAGTATGACGGTTAGGTAAGTTAAATGGTTCTTCAGTTTCTCTTAAATCTGCATTTGAACCTTCAGCCCATCCTGTAAAATCATAAGCATCCATTGATGGTAACATTACGCTTTGACCTTTTTTGTTAGTTAAAACAATATTATCGTATTCGTCATCCCAACCAATTTTCCAACCTAATGTTTGAAGTATTGCAGATGTATGTTGCATAGCATTTTTAGGACCACTACCAAATCCTTTAGGGTCCATCACAGCATCTAGGCCCATACTATCTTCCTCTTGCCAAAACCAATCATTTGCTAATTTTAAAACTTTTGGTGGTAGGTCTTTATAAGTTAATTGCCTTTGTTCAGGCCTTTTAAATTGTAAAATCTCTCCCTCTTTAACATTTTTATCCTTACTAGGACCATAAATTATTGCATTTGGATTTACATTATATTTGGTAATCAATAACTTAATAATTTTATCTAATTCGTTATTTGGAATAGCTTTGGCAATAGGATATGTGAATTCTTTTTTATTATGTTTACCTTTTATAAAAACGTCAATTAAGTCAGATCCAAAAATAACGTTTCCTTCTTTAACATCTTTAGTAGAAATTGTTTGTATAGATTCTTTTATCAATTTAAGTATTTTTACTTTTTGCTCTACATTGGCTTCTTTGAGCATAGGACGAACACGTTGTATAAACTCTTTGATTTTTGCCTTTTTAGTTGCTGGTTTGAACTCTCCCATACGCTGACTTGCTTTCTGCATTAATGCTAACACTTCGTTATCGCTAAGTGCGTCTGGCATAGCATCTCGCCATACTTCAAACTTCTGTTCATCACTTGCGTTTGGATCTTTAAGAATTTCACGCATTGGAGTTGCCCTTGGTCCCTCTTCTGCTTGTGCTGCATCATCAACGTCTTGGCGTTTTATCACACTTAAATTTTCTAAACCTAATGTTTTGTAAACTACGTTGCCTGCTTTATCTTGTCCAACTAGATACTGAAATGCCTTAACTTGATCTGCACCAACTACTAACACTGCATTCTTATAACCTAACTCTGCTAGTGTTCTCATTAATCTATTAATATCAGGTATCTCATCGGTTGCACTTTGAAAGATATTTGCTTGTTTAGGAAAAACTTTCTTATAGATATATAATTTTTCTTCAGGATATAATGGATCGTCTGCACCTACTGTACGACTAACAAAAAAGTATGGATCAGCACCCATATTCTGTGCTTGTATAATAACTGCTCTAGCCAATAGCATGTGACCTTTATGTCCCATACCACGACCCCATCCCACTACTGCTGTATTACTTTTTCCTGTACGCTGTATCATAATTTTCTCGGTTGCCAATTAAGTTGGTCTATTAGTTTTAAAAATTGTCCGGGCAACGCATACTTGAAATTAATTTCAGGGTGTGCTTGTGCATAGCCCTCTGGTTTAGTTTGCATTATACCACCATGCAATCCTAAACTCAATGATTGTATTATTTTCATCTTCTCATTAGTTAATGCTTCTACTGCTCCCAACGTTGCTTCATATCCTGCTTTGTCTGCTAACATTGTTTGTGCTTTTTTTGCACTTAAATTATTTTGTGCCCAATTTGGAAAATCTCTAACTAAGCCTGATGTTCTCAAATGCTGATTTAAATAATTATATAACTCACCACCTGGATTATTCATTCCTGGCTTTGGTGCTAAAAAGTTATCTATTTTTTGTGCGTTCGTGCTTATAAATTGTGCAAGTCTATCTAATCCGGTTGTGTCTACTCCCGGCATTGATTCGGCGTATGTAGTACCTTGAACAATTACCTCTTGTGTTGAAAGTTGGTCTGCATCTTCATATCTTGTTTCATCAGCACTTCCGATCGCATCATAATAACCAGTAGCAGCAACCATCACTTTAGCATTTGCAATACGCTTACCTAATTCACTATCTGCAGGCACATGAAAAGTTGTTATATTAGGTTTAAAATCATAAGTATTCGTTTTTTGATTAAACACCGGCGGTGCACCAGGATAAAAAAGTAATCCACCTTCTATAAAACCTCTTTGTGGGCTTATTTGTTCAAAATAAGGCCATAAGCTTGCAAACTGTTTTGCAAACTGTGTGCGGCTAGCATCTGCTTGTCCACCTGTGCCTAATATAAAATTCATCACATCTTGTGGACTTTTAGTCAATGTAGATGCACCTGCTTTAGTTTGCATTGTACCTGATTTTAAATATTGCCATGCATTTTTGGGTATCATATAAAATGTACCGTTATCATCACGCCCCCAGTATACCACAGGCATTCCGTCCCATTTTAATTCTATTGTTCCATAATTTTCAGCCATGTCACGCATACGTTCTACAGCATGTAATCCACCATGACTACCGTTGGCTATTACTAGATCCTCAATATGTTGATATTTGCGACCTACCTGTCCTGCAGCTTCTAGTAATGCACTTATTCTCATTTTAACATGTCCATTGTGCGACGGAACCAACTACGAATATCCTCACTTAATTCTATGTTTGGTGCCCATTTATCTTTGATAGCTTTATATTTTTCTGGATTACTTCTTAATGCTGCTAGAATAGAATGCACACTACCCATATCGTCAGCACTAGCATTAGGTCCAATTATTATTTTTGCTATTTGATCTTTGTTGCTTGTAATTAATTCTTTCGTCTGACGATCAACAAGTCCTTTGTATGGACTCATCATCAAACTAGGATGTTCAGGAAGTGAACTCATATTTGTTAAATCAGCCCATATACCATGTAACGTGCCACCTTTCATGCTAGCATCTTTACTATAATCATGCGTATGTAATGGTACGACATCTCTTGCATTTTCTACTGCCATAATGTCTACTTGTGTGACATCATTACCTTCACCTGTTGGAACCCCTACATGCACACTAACACCTGATCTTGCAGCAAACATTCCGTTTGATTGGAAATATTCTTCCAATGCTTTACGACTGAGTTTAAGTTCTTTTGATGGAAAAACAGCCATTAATTCTGCAGCATCTATTAAAACATCCATATCGCTACTTACATCTTTTTTACCTGCACTTCCAATAGGATAGACATTAATTCCCTTAGGCATTAATTTTTGTAAATTACTAACGACGGTAGATACGTTTTTTCTTGTTACAGGCTTCGCATCAGGAACAACATTTCCACCTTCTGAAATTAAAGTTGACATTAGTAGCTTACCTTTATTGACTGAATGACACCTGTAGTAAAGTTAGTAATATTAACTCGCAACCAAACAAAATTACCAGATAAATTATAATATCCCAATTCAGTTGTAGAACTAGGACTTAACGTATAAACATTAAACCAATCTGTATTTGTAGGGTTCTCTGACAAACTTGCCTGCACAACAACTGTAGCAGTTACGTTGGTAAAGTTCCAAGTAAGTGTTTGTAAATCGCTTTTTCCTAAATAATAAGAGGCAGCGGTCTGTTTGGTGCCTGTAATATTTGGACCTGATCCAAAGGGAGTTTGAGATAAAAGAATAAGTGTAGTAGCCTGAGACATTATGCTTGCACCACTTCTACTACTACTGAATCACCCACTAATTCTTGGGCTACTTGTTCAAGAGCGGACTGAACTTCAGCTACCGCAATTCCAGCTGTGCCAGAATCATTATCTTTGACAATTTTACTGAATTTTATAACTAGTACATCTTCTACGATTTTAGCCATGGTAAATACTCCATTAATAGAGTATTTATCAAAATAGCTATCGCTGTTCTACTTTATAGGTTTTGCCCAAATATTCACCAAAATTCAATGCAAGTACTGACAAAAAGGCTTCGCTGTCATAGTCGATGAAAAAACAAGCGTCTAAATAACGTAGGCGCCATGTCGC